CAGCGTCGCGTCGGAATAGACCGTGCGCGGCGTGGTCGTTCCTGCAGCGTAGAACTTGAGCTTCGCCCCCGGCACCGGATCGGCGTTCGCGTCGAGGGCGCGCCACAGCGGAGGGAAGACGGCAACGGCGTCGGTCATGTCACTCTTTCTCTTCGTAAGCCCTGAGGGCGTTGGGCATCGTGCGCAGAGGTGACAACTCGCGCCGTTGCTCCGGGGTCAACGTGCGCCGATACTCCACGTTGAAGGCACGCTGCTCACGCGGGTCTTGCAGGTAGTCGCGGGACTGAAACCGGCGGCGCCCCTCGTAGTTGTCGAGGGCGTGCTGCGTCTCGTGCAGGCCGGTTGAAAGCCGAGGCCCCGGAGCCAGCAGCGGATCGACCCACACGCGGTTGCCTTCGGTCACCATGCCGTCGACATCCTCGCGCCGGGCGAGATCGGGATCGACGGTCACGCGCGAGCGCGACATGAAGTCTGGATAGTGTCGCGACAGTTCGGGATGGGTGTACGTCTGGCCGTAGGGACGGGTGACAGCGCGACCCGCGACCGGAGAAAGCGCGTTCTGCGTCTCGGCATAGCCGCTGTCGTCCATCTCGAACGACCAGCCGGTGGGATCGAGGAACCAGCCCTCCGCCCACGGGTCTTGACCGTTCTTCTGGAGTGCTTTCGCGCGCTCCAAGGCGGCGAGGTCTGCACCTTGGGCCTTCTCGCCGCCGAACAGCGCGAGCTGCTGGTCGTAGTACGGCACCGGATCGCGACGCGGCGCGAGAGCGTTGCGCGACATCAGCGCCTCGGCGAGAGGCCGTAACGCTGCTGATACTCGGACTCGTAGACGGACGGGTCGTTGTCGTCCCAGAAGGCGCCGCGCCCGCCGCGCTCGTCCTTGTAGTCGTCTGGACCTCGCATCAATGGCCGCGGCCGGCCACTCGGCCCGAACGCCTGCGCCCTGGCTGACGGCGGCTCGTTGAAGGCGCGGTCAAAGGGAGACCTGACGCCGTACTGGTGCGCCATCGTCATGATCTGGGAAACGCCTTCGTCTGTTTGTCCCTGCGGGGACTGCGCCAGGTCGCGCAGATATTGCTCGATTTCGAATTGCTTGTCCGATCCGCTGGCGCGACCTCCCGAACGACCGCCGCCGACGCCGATCCGCTGGAGTGGCGGCGCCAGCGCGTTGCGTCTGCGGTTCTCCATCCAGTCCTGAGGCTCGTACTGATCGGGCGGCCCCATCTCGTCGGTCGCACCTTCCGGCGGGATCTCTGACGGGTCGTCGTCCTCGTACATCTTGGGGGCCAGCGCGTTGCGTCGCGTTATCCTCATGTTCTCCCCCTGTTGTCGTCGGACAGCATGCGCTTGACCTCTTTTGCCGCCGCTTCGCTCGTACCGGCCTGCGTCGCAAGGATGTGCACGAGCGCGTTGATGTGCGCGCGGCGATCGGCCGGCGTGCGCGTGACAGGCATACGGGTGAGCCAGCGCTGAAAGGCTGGGCTCGCCATGGTGCGCGCGGCACTGGCCTGCCCCACGGCGTAGACGAGCGCGGACGGGGCGTGCAGGTAGGTGATGAGCCCCATGAGCGCGTTGTTGCCGCTGGCGACACGGCGGGCCACGTCGGCGACGGATTGATCGGGGCGGGCGATGCGCACGTAGCGTTCCAGATACCCACCGACCCGCGCGAGGCCGTCGAGACGGTTGAAGATGGGCGCCATATCGCCATGGCTCATCATCGCCCGGACCTCTGGCGGCATGCTACGGTAGGACGACAGGAAGCCCTCAAGGCCGCCCTGCGCCATCTCGTTGAGGATCGCGCCGGACGCTCTGACGACATCGCCTTTTTCGCGTGCAACACGGAAATAGGCCTGCAGCAGGTTGATGTTGCCACGGTCGCCGCCGCGGGCCGCATCGGTCAGCATCTTCACGGCCTGCTCTGGCGTGGTTTTCTCCCCGAACACCTTGGACAGAGGTCCCCGGATCTCCGTCATGAAGTCGCGATAGCTGTCGCGCAGCACCGTCCGCTGCGCCGCAGCCAACTCGCCGCCAGGAACGCGGGCGACGGCCTGATCCACGTCCTTTCCTAGCGCGTCGTAGAGCCTGGACAGGAAGGCGGCCCGTGCGCGCTGCGATGCGCCTTCACCCTGCGTCAGACCGCCGATGGGCTTCTGTTTTGCATCGGAAAGAGCCTGCCCGATCGCGGTCCTGATCTTGTCGAGGCCGTCAATCCCAAGCTGGGCCGCGCCGCGGGGCCGCATCTCGGACAGCGCACGGATGCGCTCGGCGACGCCGGGTCCGGCGAGGTGGTCGACGATGGACAGGACGTCGGGGAGCAGCTTGCCGCCGTCGTCGAACACGCTTCCAGAGCGGTATCCCGGCAAGAGGCCCTGCTTGCGGTAGTCGGTGGCGACGGAGTCGAGCAGCTTCGCCGTTTCCGTCATGCCGATGTCGTTCGGGCGGCCGAGCGGGTTCATCCGCATGGGCGGCGTGTTGCGCCGTGCCGCCTCGTAGCCTGCGTCGAACTCGGTATTGTAGGACTCGCGGCTGTTGCCGCCGACGCGCTGGGGAATGGCGCGCGCCTGTCGAGTTTCTAGCTCTGCGCGGTAGGCTTGATCGGCAGCATACTGCGCACGTTCCGTTTCAGACCGTGCACGGTTGTTCGCCTTGGATTCGAACGCAGACCTACGCGCCGGGTCGTTGAGGTCAGCCAAATGCTCTACGTCTGCAATACGTTCCGCCCTCTGCCTGGCCTCGTCTCGCGCATTCGACATGCGAAGCTGATAATTGTCCTGCGCTTCGCGCGAAACGCGGTCCGCTTCGGCCTGTTGAGCGCGGGTGAGGTTGGCATGCCGGTAGGCATTGGCCTGCCGAACGGCATGATCAGCATCGGCAACAGCACGATCCGCTTGCAGGAACGGAGCATAGTCCTGCTCGAGCTGCGCACGTTCGCGGGCCAGCGCCTGACGCTGGGGAAGCGTGGCGTTATAGGCCTGCTCGGATGCCAGTTGTTGCGCAGCTTCCTGGGGTGACGAGAACTGTTGTCCAACAGGACGAGGGCGAGGAACCTCAGGAAGGTTCTTTTCGCCGTCACTCAACCGTTGCCACCGCTCGAGCAGAGCTTGGTGCTTTTCGGCGTTACTGGTGAGAAACTGCTCAGCCGCGGCCCTGCTCGCGCCTGCATCCTGAACAGAACGATACATCTGCGGAGGGAGGATCACGTCCTCGAGCATGATTTGACGGGGAACGGGTGTCGGCAACCGCGGCGGGTTCTGCATGGCCGCATCGACATCGGCCTCGGTCACGGAGCGGCGCTGCGGGTTCCACGGCTCAGGCTGAACCCTGGGCACTGGAGGCGCGTTGCGCGGCGCATTCGCTCCTGGCCCGACTCCAGATAGGTCATGAAGGTCAAACCGATCCATGCCGGCGACTTCCTCCGGCGTCCGCGATCGGTCGACCACGGCGCGCCGGAGGTCCGTCTTGACCCCGTTTCCTATATCGCTCACGGGGCGGCCTGCTCCGGTCGGCTCCAAGGCCTCCTGAACGCGGCGCTCGACGCCCTGGATGGACTGTTGAGCCCGGTTGCGCAGCGGACCACCGAAAACGCCACCCATGACGGTCTCGGCACCCGGCATGTTTTCGGCCAGAGCCGGCGCAAACGGAGGAACGCCGGCTTCCTCGAACTCGGTCTGACGGGCAAGGGCGTTCTGACGCCGTGGCGAAGCCGCCGGAGTGTAAGGAACGGGCTTGGGAAAGAAATTCGTGCCGGTGATACCCATGCCGGCGATGCCGAGCGCGTCGCCGGGCGTGATGGTGCCCGTCTCGGCCGATTTCTCGAACGCCTTGTAAGGATGATAGATGAATCCGGGGACCGCGAGGCTCAGCGTATTCGTGTTCGGGTTGCGCGCGATCGGCAGAACGTTGCCGCGCTCTAGCCCCTGATCGTCAAGGACGGTCCCGTCGTCCAGCTTGTCGCCTGGACCGTAGGTCTTTTTCCCACCGATTACGCCGCGGCGGACAAGCTCGTCAACGATGGGCTTGTGCTGCTCGGGAACGGCGTTGCGCTTATACAGCTCGGCGTAGATGTCGAGGGTCTGCTGATCGGCCATCAGCGGCCACCGTTGAGTTGCCGCAGAAGATCCTCAGTCGAGACGTTGGAGAGGTCGGGAGCGCGCTTGACGGCCCGATCGCCATCGGAGGACGACAGAGGCCCTGACGGACCACCTGCCAGCGTTCCGTCAGGATTTTTGACGCCCATCACCGCCATCGCGCGCGCGAAGGCCTTGTCGTAGTCCTGCCCGCCGCGGTTCGCCGACAGCAACGCATGATAGAATTGCAGCATGCGCTCGGTCTTGGCTTTGATGCGCGCATCGCCGTCGCCAGGTCGTGGCCCATAGGCGTCGATGAAGTTATGCATCTCGGCCACGGCAACGGTCTTGCCTGATAGGGCATAGGCGATGCCGAGCGCCGCTTGCTTCATATCGGCGAAGGCCTGCCCCGTCTCGCCGATGTTGGCGAGACCTGCGACCGACCGTCCGACGTAATCAGCCCCAGGAATGACGCTGCCTCCGAACCCGCCCTTAAGCAAAGTTGCGGACGCCTGCTTGATTTTTTCCATATTGATGAGGGCTTGGGCCTGGGCTTCCTTGTCGCCCTTGTAGTTCTTGTCCGTCAACGGAAGCTCGCGCCCATCCGGCCCGTAGTAGTATCCGGACCGCGGCTGGCGCTTGTAGACGCCAGCCCACAACTCCTGATCCTGCCGGAACGCGCGCAGCTTCTCCTGCTGATCGGGAGAGGCTGCGTCCATCGCGCGCTGACCCTGCATCTCGCGCGTGGCGGGCACATCGACGCGGCGGTTTCGGCCGGCATCGGTGACGACGCCAGGAACGTTCGGGCTGACCATGCCAGTTGGCCCATACATGCGAGCCCTGGCTTGCTCCATGGGAGACGGTGCATCCGGCGGCCTGGCCGACGAACGTTCGTACTCCTCTGCAAACGCTGTCATTGGAACAGCGATAGGATTCCCTCCGTCGTCGAGGGTCCAGATGTTTTGACTGCCGGCCTTGTTCCTAGGCGGAGGCCCGATCTGCCGTTCGATCATCCGGCTTTTTTCGAGCTTGCGGAGGATTTCAGGATTGACGCCGTCCGCCTCGGCGACCTGAATGCCTCTTGACCCTCTGCCCTCGTCGACCCGCATCGACGCATCGATGTCGTCGCGAGGGCCTCCGAGCCGCATCGGCTCCGGCATCTCGCGTGGAAGTTGCCACGTTTCGCCCTGACCCGGTCCATAGAACGATTGCTGCTGCGTCCGCGATAGAGCATTGCGGCTCGGCGCGACAATATTTCCGTCCTCGTCGAGCCCGGCATCCTGCAAAGGATCGGATACGGGTGCTGGCTGTGGAGCCGCAGCAGGAGGCGCTGTTATCGCAGCGGCGCGGCTGTTGTAGAAATTCGTATGAGCGCGGTTCAACTCGGTCTGCGATCGCTTGTAGTCGTCATCGAGCTTGTTTTTCGCCTTGCCGGCCTCTGCCATCAGCAATCGCGGACCGACAACGGGGTCACGATACATCGGCGGCAGGCTGGAGGCGTCCGGATGACGCGCGAGGTTGGTCTGATGGATCATCGAGCGCTTGGCCGGGTCCTGCTCGGCATCGGCCGCCATAGCAAGATTGCCGATCTCGTCAATGATGCGCTTGCGCTTAGCGTATTCGTGCTCGTCGATGGCGATGTCGAGCTTGCGCTGATTCATGCGCTCCGATGCCAGCGCACGCTCGCCCTGAAACTGCCTGTCCATCCCCTCGCGGTAGCTATCCAAACCCTTCTGGATCGGGGCGAGCGCGTTCGAGATGTCCGCGCCCGCAGGGAGCTCAAACTGGCGGAGCTGCATCAGTGCGTTCATTGCCACCCCCGCGAGAGAGCGTTCTGCGTGTTGGCTTGCCAGGGAAGGCCGCCGCCACCACTGCCGCCACCGCCGCCGAACATCGAGGCCATGTTGCCAGCAGCCGACATGCCGCCCGCACCCGGCGCGAATGCGCTCAGTGCAAGCCCGCCGACCATGCCCGCCGCCTTGAACATGTTGTTCACGCCGCCTTGCTGGGCTTGATAGTTGTTCTGGATGCGCTGCGCTTCGGTGTTCGCGAGCCCGGTGTTGCGGCCGATGGCGTAGTCCGCCTGCTGGTTGCCCTGCTGGCTCGCGAGGTTCGCGCCCGTCTGGGAGGCCTGCCAGCCCTGCTGCTGCTGGCCGTTGATCAGGCCGAGCCAGTTGTTGCGGGACTGCGCGTAGCGGTCGGCCGCGACGCGACCCGAGGCAAGCATGGCACCGCCGCTGAACCCGCCGCCGGTCCTGCCTGCGTTGTACTGCCGGAACTGGTTGCTCAGCGCGTTCCGAGTCGCCTCCTGTTCGGGCGCGGCGAAAGCATTGTAGGTGCCCATCGCGTCGGCGTAGCCGGCCTGTCCGTTGAGCCCGAGCGCGTTGTTGTAGGTCTTCGACGCCTGCCGGCCGCTCTCGATGTACGGGCTGATATACCCGTTCGCGCGGTCATAGCCGGCGTTGCTCGCCGTCTCGGCCTTGTCGTACCCGCTGTTGATGTAGCCGGCCTGTGCCGCCGCCGCGTCGTTCGCCGCGCGCTTGCCGGAAGCGCCGCCGAAAAGGTCTGCAAAGAAGCTCATGTCAGACAGCCTTGTTGAGCAGCACGAGGAAGGAAACCCACGCGGGCGAGCCGAACGGCTCGGTGATCGGAGGCAGCGGCAGGTTCTTCTTGTCCGCGATCTGCTTCAGCATCCGGTAGGCGATCTCGTTCATACCGGCAGCTTCACCGCGTCGAGCGACAGTCCGAGCAACCCGCGCACGACCGCCGCCGACTGGCTCAGCCTGATCGTGCGGCCCGTGTGCTTGATCAGGCCGAGACGGCGCAGCGCGACGCGTGTCTGCCGCTGGCCCTGTGCGCCGACGCTGGTCTGCCGCTCCGCGCTCCACGTCGCGCCGCCGTCGTCGCTGTGCGCGTACATGAGGGACGGGGAGACATCCTGCTCGCCGCCGGTGCCGAGGCCTTGGCCCGCGATCACGTCGGCAAACAGCGCCGAGACCTGCAGGCGGGCCGGGAATGCATGCACGGGCGCGGTCTGCACCGTCCACACCAGCGGCTCGCCGTCCTCCGTCTGTACGTCGGGCGAGGCCGTGAACAGGTACGGGCTCGAGTGGTGGCCGAAGATGCGCTTGGTGCCGAACTGCACCGCCGAGCCGCAGCGCCATTTGGTGGCACCGTAGCTCTCGCGATCGTGCCACTTTCCGGTTTTGGCGTCGTAGACCCGCGTCCATGTGGAGCCCGAAACCGCAACGAACGTATGGCCCCGCGCCGTCCAGCCGAACAGGTTGATCTGATCCGGGCTCGCGTCCGCCGCGATCAGCCGCTCGACATCGTGCGTGCTGATCGATTCGGCCTGATACCCGTTGAGGATGCGCACCGTGCCGTCATGGGCGAGGAACGCGACGGTCTGGTCCACGTCGCACACGCCGTAGGGTGACAGCAGCCCGATCGGCATGGTTGTGGCGATCCCGAACGTCTCGCCGGTGCCGCCGCCCACGTCCTGAATCACGCGCGTCGAGCGGGGACCGAACAGCAGGCCGTCTTGCCCTCGCGCATAGCCGCGCACGATCCCGCGCCCGTCCGAGCTCCCAGACTGGAAATCGAGCCCATCGACCGTCACCGTGTCCACGTCGGTGTAGCGGTATGACCCGTCCGCCATAGTGAACACGAAGTATCCCGAGAGCTGGAATACCGAGTTCGGCGGCGTCAGGTCGGGATCGCTCAAATCCGTGAGCACGCCCGCCTTGTAGTGCAGCGTCGAGCCGTCCGCGACGATCAGCGCGTCCGGGATCGCCGCCCGGTTTCTGGCTGATGTCACCAGCCCGTCCGAGGTCACGCCCCCGACCGCGACCGCCCCGCCCGCCTGGTCCACCCGCCACAGCCGGCGCCCGACCGTCACCAGCAATTCAGCGTCCGACATCGCCAGGAAGTTCCGCACGCCCCCCGTACCGCACGTCGCCCACCGCGTCAGGCCGTCGATGCAGTAGATCGCAGTCCCGACCTTGCCGCCCTCGCCGATCTTCTCGGCATACGCATTCACCAGCCGCGTCGCCCCGTCGAGCCCGTAGCGTCCTGGTCCACTGCCGAGAGGGAGGGTGACGGGGACGATGGTCAATTGCTCACCGCCGGGATCGTGTAGGGCCAAATCTGAGAGGGCATGCGGGTGAGGGCCGGATCGGACGACGCAAGAGGCACGTTGAAGTACCGCCCGTAGATGGCGTTCAGACCGTCCTTGGCCTTGACCACCGTCATCGGGCTCGGCGTGACGTTGAACAGCGAGGACAGGTCCATCGCCAGCATGGAGACGATGCCGCGCTCGAACGAGGCGTCGAAGAACAGCGTGCTGTTCAGCGTCATCGCGGTCTCGGCGTAGAGCGTCCAATACGTCCCCGAGTTGACGCTCTGGCCGGGCTTGTCGTCGTCGGTCGACGTGTGATCCGTCGAGCAGGAGTAGGTGCAGCCGTTGCGGGATACACCATCGTTTGCAGCATACAGACGGCCTGAGACCCACTCCCCGCGCCAGTTCGTGCCGGGCGGGTAGTAGATCAGCAGGCCGTTGTTGTGCCAGGACGCAATCAGCCCGTTGAGCGCGTCGAGACCGTCGTTGATGGCCTCGGCCGAGGGGCTTTCGCCCTCGGCAAAGTACGCCATCTCCTTCAGCGCGCGGGTGACGATCGTCCTGGCTGTGGTCATGTGGCTTAGGTCCCGCCGACGCGCACGGCCAGACGCGGATCGATGATCTTGCGCCCGTAGAGCACGTCCAGACGCCACTTGGAGATATCGTTGGTGCCGTCGTAGATCGGCACGACACGAACGGACATATCCTTGTAGGTCTTGCGGGCGCCGCCGTAGGCCGCGGCCGGCATCTCGAGCGGCACCATTGCCAGCGCCATCGTGTTCTTGTGATAGAACATGTTCTGGCGGTAGGCGGTGGAGGCCGTGCCGAGGAAGGTCAGCGCCGCGTTGTCGGCCGGAGCCGCGCTCACGGTCTGGTACGGACCCGCAGCCGAGATGATCGGCGGAGAGACCGTCAGCGTGAGGTTGCCGGAGCCGTCAGACGACCCGTCCGCCGTAACCACGAACTGCTGCAGGATGTTCGTCGCCGTCTTGGTCTTCGGGTTGACCATGTAGACGTTGGCGATGGTGAACACGTCACCGGCCTTGACGCGCGAGGCCGCCGCCGCAGTCCAACCGTCCGTGATCAGGCTCGAGGTCCAGGTGTTCTTGGCGGTGTCGTAGGTGACGACCTGCGACGCACCATTGACGAGCGGCGTGCCTCCGAGCGGGCCGACCGTGTGCGTCGGCGTCACCTGGGACATCATCGTGTTGATGCCGCCGAGCATGCCGAGTTCGCCCGAACGATAGGCGCCCTTGGCCACGTCCTGGATGTAGAGGGCCGTCTGCGCGCCGACCAGCCCCCAGAAGTCGTTGGGGCAGAGGACCGAGGTCCGATCCTCCTGCGGCACGCTCATCTCGTCGAGCCGCTCGGCGCCCTTCGACCAGCCCGCGAAGGTGGTGATCCGGGTGCCCGGCGCGCCGACATAGTTGTAGACGCCGCGATACATCTGCGTGAGGATGTCGTCGGTGATGTTGTTGATGAGGTTGCTCATCGCCGGCTTGATGACGCGCTCGCTGAGGTCCTCGATCTTCAACGTCAGGTCGACGCTGGAGAACTGGAAGTCGACGCCCTTCTGCTGGTCGACGGTCAGCGTCACCTTGCCTTCGACCACGTCTTGCGTGCTCAGGGTGGCGCCGGAACGCACCGTGAAGTCAGCCGGGCGGCGGATCGAGATCGTGTCGCCCTTCATGTAGCCGTTGACCTTCGAGGCGTACTCCTCCTCGTAGGCGCGATGAAACGACTTGAACACGGTCAGGTCGTTCTCGAGGATTGCCAGCGCCTCCTTGGCGATGACATCTGCGGTCAGCGTCGTATTAGCCATTGATCAGGTCCTGAGTGTCAGCGCCGTTTGGCCCGCCGCTGTGCGTAGAAATCGGCGTATTCCTCCATGCTCATCTCGGCCGGGTCCTTCCGGCCTGTGGGCGTGGTGGCTCCGGCGATCGTCGGCACGGGAGGAGGCGCATTGCTGGTTTTGCGGGCCGTGGGCGCACTCGCGACCTTTGCCTCGATCCGCGCGATTTCCGCGCCCTGCTTGTGCAGGGGCAGATTGCCGAGCTTGGTGGCCTCGGCCGGGTTCTTGGCGAGGTAGTACGCAACCTCGACCGCCTTGTCGGATTCCGCGATCAGGTCGCAGGCCTCGAACGAGAGAGGCAGCGAACGGATCGTCGGCAGCACCTGATCGAGATCAGGGATGCGGGCGCGGGCCTCGTCGACCTTGCTGTCGAACAGCACGGCGACCGACTCGACCTTGGCGGCTTGCGCGGCCCTGGCATCGGTGACGGTCTGTTCGAACCGCTCGGCCTTGACGGCCCTGCGTACGCGGTCGGACTCCTGGGCGTTGAAGTCGTTGGGGTCGATGTTGGGCGGCGTCTGGAGCTGCTGGCGCAGTTCCTGGGCCACCCTCACGGCTTCGTCAGCCCGTCGCTCGGCCGCTTTCTTCTGAGCGTACAGTTCACTGATGCGCTCGGAAGCGGGACGCTTCTTCGGGGGTTCCGGATTGTCCGGGTTCTCCGGTGCAGCCTCCGGCGGGCTGGTGCCTTCCTTGTCGGGCTCTGCCGCTGCGGCCGGAGGCGAGGCCGGGGTCTTGGACGCATCGACGGGAGGCGGAACGCTGATGTCACTCGTGGTGGCGCTGGCCGGGGCCAACGGGGCAGTTACGTCGGTCATGGGGAGAAGCCTTTACTGGGGTGGTGGCGCGGGCTAAGCCGCGGGGCCTTGCAACGCAGCACTGAGATTGTCGGCGTCGAAGTCCGAGGGACCGCCGTTCTGGTCCATGTCGGGCTCGGGCATGCCTTGCGGGCCACCGGGCATCGTTCCTGGCGGCGGCGGCTGGGGAGGCGGCATCAGCACGGCCTCGGGAGGCGGCAGGGGCTGCGGCGTCGGAGCGCCTGGCACCATGCCGGCCGCAGCCATCGCGGTTTCCGAGCGCACCTTGGCGGCTTCTGCGTAGGTCTTCTCGGCCTGGGCATCGCGCAACACGACTTCGGAGCGAACGACGGGGTCCTCGAGCGGATTGGGCGGCGGCGGAGGCGGAGGCGCGTTCGGGTCGTCGGGGTCGACGAGCAGTGCCGGCGGAATGGAGTTCTTGAACCGCTTCGACATCTCCTCAGCGCCCGGCCAATCCATGCTCTTGGCAACAAGGTCGCGCACCATCGGCAGCGCTTGCGGGTCCGCTTTCAGGTACTCCATCATGATGTCGGCGGCTTCCAACCGCTTGGTGGCGTAGCTGGCACCGATGGTCGCGCGCACGTCAAAACGACCCGATGACAGGTCGTTGAGGATCACGGGCTGTCCGTCCTCGCCGAGCAGGCCCGGCACCGCTTGATTGACGCGGTGCACCTCCTCGCTGTCGTCGTCGCCGAGGCAGCGGATGGTGCGCTCGCTGTCGTAGATCTTCGGGATGAGCTCGATCAGGATGCGCCCGGCGTGCCACATGCTGCGCTGCAGGTTGTCGCCGTAGTGGTAGTTCGCCGTATCGCCCTGCCGCTCACGGTTGCGGATGGCGATACCGCTGGTCTCGTTGGACTTGGCGCCGAGCGAGGCATCGTAAATGCCCGTCGTCGCCTTCATGTCCTGCGAGGCGATCTCGGCCTCTTGCGCGAACGCGGACGGCATCTCGGGCGGATGCTCGCGCGTCGGACGGCCACCCTGCACGTCAGGATCTGGCTCATACGGCAGATAGGGCAGGTTCTTGGTGTTGGCCGTGTCCCACAGCGCTTTGAACTTGCCGATCATCTTGACCGACAGCAGCCAAGGGCTCTTGGGCTGCAGCGCCAGCGTCTCGGCCGCCGCGGTGCGGTTGTAGTTGTAGAGCTGCTGTGGATCGCGGGCGAAGCGGATCAGGCCGTGCCGGACGACAGCGCTCTCAAGCGGGGTTTCCGACCCGATCACGGGAATGATCGGGATCCACTTGCCGGGCCACACATGCGGGCCCTCGAGGATTTCACGGCCCGAGATGATGTACTGCTCGACCTTCCACGACTGCGACTTGCGCGTCTTGGTGATGCCAAGGAACTGGTGCGCCTCGGGCGGGATGTCAGTCAGGTCGACGGTGCGCCCGTCTTGCGTCAACCCCAGCAGCTTGTCGACGGCGGTCCTGCACCAATACTCGGCGATGCGCACACCATCGCGGGTCAGCCAGGTAATGCGGTCGCCGGTGCCGTCCGTGGGCTGGCTCACGTCGTCGGGAATGGCCTTGGGATACTTGGCCTTGAAGTCCGCCTTGGGGATGATCTCGGTGACCACCATCCAGTTTGCATCAGAACGGTCGGGCTCGACGGCGCCGGGATCGCAGAACACGGACAGCGGATTGCGCACTGCCTTGAGCCGCAGCTCCTGCTCGAACGCCTCGTCGTCGGCGTACTCAGACACGATGCGGAACCAGCCGATACCACAGGCGACCTGATGCTCGGCCGCAGTGCCGTAGACGTATTTGCCCGACGACTGATAGTGGATCTGACGCAGAAGGCCGTTGTAGATCTTGGCGAGCTTCGGGTCCGCGTCGTCGTCGACCGGAGAGACCTTGATCGCGAGATCAGCCTGCCGAATGTCGTTTGTCACCTGCCGGACGAACTGCGGCAGGCGGTTGATGGTGAGGATCGGGCGCCCAGCGGCCTGGCGCTCCTTGCGGATGCTCTCGGGCCACTGGTAGCCGGCGACGAACGCCATATCGAGCGCAGCTTCACGCCGGTTCTCGCGGTCGTACTGATACGCCGCGTCGACCTTGGTGCGCACGTCGGCCAAGAACCGCTCGGTATCCAACTTGGGATTGAGCGGGTCGGCGGGTGCGAGCTTTTCGGAGGCGTGTGACGTGCCGGTCAAGGAATATTAATTCTTTCCGCTCGGGCCAGTAGAAATGTGGTTCTAAGAACCAAGCCAGGACTCGGAGCTTTGAGCGTGGTTGAGGAACACGCCCACACTCCAGTCGGTCACGGTCGCCGACGACAGGTCGAGCGCGAACGTCAGAGCCGCCGCGTCGCCGAGATCGGGCGAGAACGTCAGCCGCTCTTTGATGTGGTCCTTGGCCTCGAGCAGGAGCTGCCCGGACGAGGTAAAGCGGGTGGCGCCGTTGCCGCGCACCGGAGCGCAGACATCGCCCTGGAAATCGTCGAGGTCAGGAACCTGCACGCCGGCCGGGTCCTCGAACCACTCGCGCATGCGGTCCCACATCTCAGCGCGGCGGTTGGCATAAGCCTTGGTGTTGTGAGCGCGCGAGCCGAAATTCACGCCCTCGATCACGTCGCCCATCAGCTCCTTGAGACGGTCGTAGAGGCCTGCGCCGAGGCCCGTGGTATCGATGACGATCTTTGCCGGGTTGATCTCGCGGGCAATCTTCTGGATCTCGCCCGCGGTCGCCATCAGGTCGCTGCTGTCGAGGCGCTTGCAGATGTTGGAGCCGAGCGCGCGGCCCTGCCGGTCGATGATGCCGGTCTTGTCGCCACCACCGCGGGCAGGATCAACGCCGAGGATGATCGGGCCGTAGCCGCTGGTCTTGTTCTTGCGGGCCTTCAGCACCGTATCAGGGGCAATGAACGCGTTGGCGCCAGACGTCTGAAAGGCTTCGTCGGCGTTGGCCGGATACTCCTGCTTGAACTGCCAGCACGGCTCGTCGGATGAGCCGCCGGCCGTGTGGGCGAGCTCGCGGTTCTTGCGCCAGGCCCAATGGAGCTGATCGGCACTCAGGCCGTAGGATTCAGCGTAGGCCCGCCAGGCTTCCGGAGGCGTCCAATCGGCAGGTGCAGCCGTGGCGTATTCCTCATGCCAGTACCAGGGGATGAAGATTGCCTCGTAATCGCTGTCTCCGCGCTCGGCTGCCTTCCACTCAGCGTGGAAAGCATTGCCGATGCCGTTGGCGGTGCTCTCTCGAATGTCCTCGGTTCCAGAGACGTTGGCGATGGCCTGCCGGATGCCGGCCGAGTGGTTCTGGGCGTTGGGCCAAAACGCGACCTCAGAGCCGTGAAACATCTGGATCGTCTCAGATCGGCCAACCTCTGCGCTGCCTGCTGTCGCAACCTTGTAGCCGCTGTCGAGAACGGCGAATGAAAGCTCTTTCGCGTTGGCCTTGCCTGTCTGCGGACGCACCAATTCCGGGCAGTTCTCATGGTACCGCTTGGCGATCCCGAACAGGTTGTCTGACGCAGTGTCGAGATGGGTCAGGATGAAAGCCCGTGTGCCGAAGCGATGGCTGATTTTCCAGTAGAAGCGGCCGGCAATGTAGGTGGAGATGCCGACCTGACGGCCCTTGAGTACCAGCGCACGAACGCGGCCTTTGTCCTTCAACTGCTGCTCGAGGCGAGCGTGAAGGTAGGCTTGGCTCCGGTTCATCTGGAACGCGTGAACCTCACCGGTCTTGGTCCTGATCTTGAGGCAGCGCGAGCTGTAGTGGCTGAAGTCGTTCTTGAGCTTCTGCCGAACGGCGCGCTCTCGGTCGGACATGGTGCTCATTCGAGCTCGCCAATGGCCTCTTCGTGCTTGTGGTGGTGAAGGTCCATCGTCCCTTCAACGGACTGCAAATCCGGAATAGTCTTTCGCAGCAATGCGATAGCAGCAGACACCTGTGTTTTTTTGATCTCCGTCCCGTTAAAGACGTGATCCTGCAACACGTTGATGAGCTGACTGGTCTGGATCTTAGCCCGGACCTCTTCGCTGTGGTTTTGTCTTAGACGGGCGGCCATGGTTTCACGTGCAACACTGGTTGTTAGGTCCGTTCCTTGATCCGGTCTGTCGCCAACTGGTGCAGGGTGTCGATGATGGCCTCGAGGGAGGCAACGCGGCGGTGCAGACTGTCGATCTGGGTTCTCATGGAGGTGTCGTCGTAGGTGAGGGCCGGGGGATAGATGATCGGGGCTTGGAGCTGGGGCGGCTGGTTGACGATCTGAGGGGCGAGGACGGTGGTCTGTGGGGCCGGGGCTTGGAGGTCGTCGGTGAAGGCGATCGGTTTGAAGCTGGCCCCGTCAGAGAGAACGATGCGGGCTCGGTTTCCGTCCGTGCGGTCGTTGAGGATCAGGATGCAGTCGAGAACGTCAGCAGGATCTGGCGGGGCCGTGGCTTCGAAGCGGTTGAGCTTGAGAGGCCACCCCGTCGCGACACGCGCACCATCTTGGTAGACGGGGCGCTTAATCACGCAGCGATAGACCGGCGAGCGGTGGCGGCTGCGACCATCTTGGCGAAAGTGGTGTCATCCACAGTGCGCTCGATGATCATGGCCCTGCCCTTGGGAGCGTCCTGCATCTGGGCGGTGCGAAGCTCGACGGACTCGGGCTGCTTGCCACGGACGAAGCCGGTGGTCTGCGCCTTGTGCGCGCTCTCGCCGAAGACTAGCTCGAACACGTAGGGCGGCAGGAACGTGGTCACGAGGGCCACCAGCACGCCGATGGCGATCTGCACCCACGTCGTCGGGCCTGCGCCCGGATCGAGGCTGAGCGTCGAAAGCTGGGCGACGAACTTGGTCTGATTGACGATCGGGCTCGACTTGTACTCGGTCGTGGCCGCCTTCTCACGCGATGCGTCGATCAGCTTCTGCGTGGCCTCGATCTGCTTGGTTAGGTCGCGGCGCTCCTCGGCGATGGCGATGCGGGTCTCGATCGCGGCCTTGTCCTTCATCAGGGCGAGGCACTTGGTCTTGCAGCCGCCGTTCGCGGTCTCGAGATCGATGGCCTTCTGCGCCGTCTCGATCTGGGCGCGCAGGGCCTCGGCCGTGGTGGTCGCGGCCCATCCGTTCTGCTCGGTGAGCTTGCCGAGACGATCCTTCCACATGGCGAGGTTGGCCTTGTGGTCGACGACCTGCTCGCGGGTGTCGGCGTACTTGGTGTTCTGGACGCCGGTCATCTCGGTATTCTCGACGCGGGTGCCGACCGTGTATCCGACGTGGGAGAACAGCTCGGCGCCGAGGAAGATGATGGCGAGCGCGGTCAGAGCGCCGGTCTTGAACGACGATGCCCCGTTGATCCGGAGCTGGTCGATGAGCGGGAACATGAAGGCCGCGACGAAGGTCAGCAGGCCAAGCGTGATCCCGTGGGCGAGGCTCATGGCGGCACCGAACGAGAACGACATGCAGGCTCCGGACACGAGGGCGGCGACGCCGACGGGGAGCATGATGCGGGTCTTGATGTTGTCGATGGTTAGCATCGTGGCAGTCTCCTGTTTCTGCTGGGGACTGACGCTAGTTGATCGAGGGCGTGGGAGGGTCGAGGTCGGGAAGCACGTCCCAAGCCTCGGCCAGCATGTGGCGGACCATGTTCTGGGCTTCGAGGTAGCCGATGCCTTCGCCTTTGAGAGCGGCGGCAATCGCGTCGATGAAGTCGGGAAGATCAGGCTCGTCGTTCATGGGAGAACCGCGGCGGCCAGCAGGCCGAGGAGAAACAGATCTGACGCGGCGAACTTGACGGCGACGATGCCGAATAGCTTGGCGCACCCGGCCGCGAGACAAACGATGGCGATCAGCTTGCCGGGAGAGGTCGGGATGGTCATTGCGCGGTGTGGATCGCGACGACGAGCAGCATGACCATGCCGGCGCAGAACAGGGTGATGGCGAAGAAACCGGCGGCGAGGGAGTTCACAGTCTGGCGATCTCGTCGGTGAGCGCAGCAGCGAGGGCGATGATGTAGATGGCGGCGGTCAGCAGAGCGGCAGTGGCCATCAATCTGCCGTCATCGTGTGAGATAAACCAACATCCGGAGTCCCCACCCGGTGCTGGTTATGCGTAGAGGCCTCGCAGAGTATCGCGGGGCCTCATGAGTCTGGGCG